ATGTTGAGGAAGAAGCTATCCATCCATTCGCGGTCGCGGCCGAGTCGCTCGCCGTTCTTGAGCCCCCAGAGGAAGCCCAGCGAGATGCCGGCGCAGAGCATTATCGCGCCGAGCGCGAAGATCTCGAGCGCGTTCATTCGTCACCTCCTCGGTGATCCTGCGCGGTGAGCAGCGCATAAGCGACGACGGCAATCAGGAGCACCGTTAGCCAAGCTAGGGTGTTGAGCGTCATCGCGCGCCTCCTTTGTACCACTCGGGTAGGTCGATCTCCTGCACGTAGTCTGGCATATTGGGCCAGCGGTTCGCCTCGATGCAGCCCTTGAGCCGCACAAGGTCGGCGAGCGTTTCCTCCTGGCCGCGTTGCAGCGCGGCGTTCGAGACCTTGTAGACCGCCACGCCGTATGGCTCGCACTTCTCGACGGCTACGAAGAAGAAGTCGGTGCAGGCGATGCCGCAGTCGTAGAGCAGCGGGAGGTAGAAGCCCGCTTGCCGGTGGTAGCCGAGATTCACGAACGCCTTCTCGAAGTTGCGGAAGGCGCCGTCGTCCAGCGACTCGACGGTCTTGAGATCAACGACGTAGGGCCGCGGGCAAAGCGCGCAGCCTTCGGCGTTGAACCAGTCCGTCCGCGCTTGGACGTTGAGCGTCGCGAACTGCTTGCGCCAGACGAGCTCAGGCTCGCCGGCGCGGAGAAGCTCAGAAGCCGCGGGATGCGCTCGAACCGCATCGCGCATCTGATGCACGACCCGCATCTCGTCCGCGTCGAGGATCTCTTTGCCTGCGTTGGCGCTCACGAACTGCTCCCAGCTGGCTTTCCCCTCCTTGGTCCGGCGGTCGATGCCCTCCGGCCGTTGAGCGTAACGCTGCTCAAAGGTGATCGGCTCGAGGACCGCAGCGTGCGTCGCGCGGCCGAGCACGAACGCGGACGAGTCCACGTCAGGCACGACGCGCAGCACGTACTTGCGGTGGTAGAGCGCCGGCCGGCGGCGGAAGACCTCGAGCTTGCTATGGCTGATCGCGTCCGTCGCGTGGTAAACCTCCGACGGCTCGCCTCGGATCGCGGCGTTCATTGAGCACCTCCGATGTCGAGCTTTGCCTGGAGCGGATCGACGACGGCTTCGCTCTCGTCCTTGAAGCGCACCGACCAGCCGACCTTTACCGTGACGGTGGGCGCCATCGCGAGCGCGTCCCACTCGATCGTGAAGGACGCCTTCGCCTTCGGCTCGGCCTGCGTCTCGTCGTCGACGAAGCTTTCCTCGGCGGCCTTCCGCATCGCATCGTAGTGCGTCTCGAGGAGAGCGCGGACTTGTTCGCTGGCCGCAGCGATCACCGCGGCCTTCTTGATTTCGTGTGTGGTTTCCATTTTGGAATGTGCTTAGAGGTTGTCGCCTAGCCCGCGCGGCGTGACGTTGACCGGCTCGGCCGGGATGTCGCGTGCCTCCTCGACGGTGCGGAGTCCCTTGAGGACGTCGCCGAACAAGTCGCGCAACACGTAGCCGCGGGCGCGAAAGCGCAGCATCCGCTTCGGGTAGTCCGTCCAAGGGCCGGCCTTCGCCCAGAGCTTGGCGCGCTTCGCGTCGGCGACGGTAAAGGTCTCGACGGTGGAGGCGTCGCCGCGGGCAGCGGTCACGCGGTAGCCGTGCGCGTCGGTGTTCGGCTCGCCGATCTCCTCCTCCTTGTAAGAGGTAAGCAGGCCCGAGGCGCGAACTAGCGCGAGCGCGGCGTCGCCGTAGATTGCCGGCCGCCCGTTAATGACCGCGGTATTCTGGAGCGCGGCCATCGGCGTTAGCCCGAGCTCGGCGCCCAGCTGGATCGCGACGAGGACGCTCTCCGGCTTCTCCATCCCCTTTGGCGCGAAGCCGCTCGCGACGATGGCGTTCGCAAAGCGGTAGGCGTCCTCAAGGCTGGAAAGCTGCACGCCCTGGGCGCCGAAGGTGACGGGAGCTTTGTTGATCTTGGCCGCGGGCGTGGCCGCGAGTTGCGTATCTTCTTTGACGGTTTCGTTAGTCATTGTCTGGTCTGTGTTGTTGTTTTGCTTCTGGGTTAGGGGCGCGGCTGGGAAGTCTCGGTCGCGCCCTTTAAGTTTAGAACGGCACCTCTTCGGTCAGCGTCTCGGTGACGAGCGTGACCTTGCTGCCAGCGGCGAGCGTTCCGCGGTTGCCGTGGACGATCTGGCGCGCGGCGTTCCTCAAGCGGACGTCCTCGGGCCGCGGCGGGAACGGTTTGCCGTTTTTGCCGAGCCTTGGCTCCGGCTCCTGCGCATACCACTCAACGCTCTTCGCTCCGAGCGAGCGCAGCGGCGTGCCGGCGTTCTTCCCGAAGTGCACCTCGACGCTGCCGGGGTCGGCCACGAGCTCGCTGGGCTGCGGGATGTCCTTCGGAGCACCAGCCGGAGCCGGCGCGGAAGCTGCGGCCGGAGCCGCTGGCTTGTTGGCGAGCAGCGCGCGGATGGCGCGGAGCTCGGCGATGATCTGTTCTGCTTGTTGGTCGGTCATTGTGTTTTGGCTTTAGGTTTACGTAGTCCGAGGATGTGGCGCATCTCCCAGTCGCGGAAGGAGGCGGTGACCTGCTTGTGGATCTCGCGCCACGTGACCCAGCCCTCGCCGGGGATAAAGACCCAGTAGTGGCTGCGCTCGCGATGCCCGTGCGTGCCCGTGTATCGCGCAGCGGAGTGGCCGCCGCCGGTCACGTTCTTGATCGGCGTGCTGCGGTTAAAGTCATTTTGCATAGCGGAGCCAGCGCACCTCCCGTGCGTAAGCGAGCGCCTGATCGCGCATCGACTGGCGCAGAAGCCGCTGGCTGAGCGCGCTATGCTGCCGCTTGGATTGATCGCGGAAGACGACCGCCTTGCCCAGCGCGTAGTGCGAATAGGCGATGCCCGACGCGAACAGCGCCTTGGTCGCGCGGTTCATCGGCTGGCCCTCCGTTTATCGATCATCTTCTGTTCCTCGCGCGAGATGTAAACCGACTTGAAGCCAGCGTCCCACGCGAGCCGATAAGCCCACGAGACCGAGATGCCGGCCTCGTGCGCGAACTCCTTTGGCGTCTTGCCGGCGAGTAGTGCCTTGGCGATCATCTTGGGTATCATACGAGCGCGAGTTCAGTCTGGGACTTTGCAAGTGTGAGGTTAGCGCAGGCTTGCTCGAAGTAGCTTCTCTTGAGCTCGGATCCGACGAATCGGCGGCCAAGCTTTAAGGACTGGTAGCCCTCCGATCCGATGCCCGTGAACGGAGAATAAACGAGGTCGCCAGGATTTGACCAAAGCGTCACGGCTCGCTCGATCACGTCCAGCTGAAGCGGGCAGATGTGCTTCTCGTCGGCGTTGTCACGCGCGCCATCTCGATTGAGAACGCGGCCTTGATCGACCGTCATCCAGACTGGCGAGGCATACTCCTGCCACATATCGACCGGGAACGAGCTCGGATCCTTGGTCACGGGTTTCGGATTCTCTCCCGGCTTGCGGAAGACGAGCAGGTAATCAGCGCAGCCAACGCGCGAATCGCAGCTGTCGGCCTTGAGCGTCTTGTAAAGCAGACCGTGCGCCTTCGTGCGCTGCATCTCGGTCACGGGTGATTTCCAGATGCAGATGCGGGAATGGAAAAGGAAGCCGTGGCGCCAGAATGCGCGAATGATTTCCCCGCTGAAGTCTTGGAACTCGATGCGACCGTGCTTCCACTTGGTCGACAAGAGGTCGACGCAATGCACGGCGACCTCGCGACCTGGCACCATAATGCGCGCGATCTCCGCAATGAGGAACTCGAAATGCTTCGTGAAATCCTCGAGGCCGGCGCAGTTGCCCATATCCTGGAGGTCGTCCGAATAGGTGAATAGATCGGCAAACGGCGGCGAGAAGATCGAGAAGTCAATCGACTCGTCAGCAATCTCCTTCGCCACGCGAACGCAATCGCCGTGGTAGACTTTCCAGTCGTCGCCAGTCTTAAAGTCGACGGCCGTATTCTTCTTCATTTCCTTGATGCGGTTCTCGGCAAACGCTGCCGCCGCGAGTTTCATCTTCTCTTGCATTGTCTGGTGTTGATGGATCTTCCGGTTGATGGCTTGGGTAATGGCTCCTTCGGTCTCCGCTTGCACGATGTGCGCGTTGACTGGCTTCGTCTGGCCGAAGCGATAGGATCGGCGAAGCGCCTGGTAAAAGTCCTCGAACGAGTAACTGAGGCCGACGAAGGCTACGTTGCGACAATGCTGCCAGTTGAGGCCCATCCCGCAGATTGATGGCTTGCTGATGATGACGCGCGCTCGGCCGTTCGTGAACGCAGCGATCTTCTGCTCCTTTGCTTTCGGAGTTTCGGATCCTCGCACCTCGAGCGCGTCGGGCATCAGCGCCTTGAGCTTGTCGGCTTCGTCGTTGGTATTGCACCAGACGATCCACGGCTCGCTCGAGTTGTTGACGAGCGATGCCACTCGCTTCGCGCGAGCCTCCGACGTGAGCCGCATCTCTTCGTGCATCGTGGTTGCCGAGAGCGTGGCGTGACGGAATAGCTCTTCTCCCGAGTGGTCCCGCTGATCGACGGCGACCATCTCCACGATCATATTGAGCGGAGGCAGGATGTAGCCCTCGTCCGAAAAGCCGATGTCGCTTGGCCGGCTGACGCACGCGGCCCAGCTGGCGAGCCACTTCCAGAACTCTCCCTCGGCGTGACCCTTCAGTCGCCAATCGCCGGTGTTGAAGGTATCGTTGATGAAGAACGTCGCGAGCATCTGCGCCGGCGAACAGATGCCGAGGAACTCGGCGTGCTGGCCGAACTCCGTGTAGTCGTTGCTTTC